CGATGGTGGTATGTTAGTCAAGCCAAGTGCTGATGGATCTAGACCTGGATACGCTAAACCTGTTGGTAATCGAAAAGGACAATTTACAGACAAATCTATGGATAATATTTCAGATGCTATACTTAAAGCATACGCACAAGATGACGTAAGTTTGTTATTTGAAAAAGGTAAAAATAATCCACAAGGATTATTAACACCTAAAGATTCAAAAGCTGGAGTATTTTCAAAGATAAAAACAGATCAAGATCGTTTAAACATTGTTGTCAAAAATACAGGTTTAGATCAAGAAACTATTTTAAATATACTTGACGATAGAGATGCTTATTATGATTTAGAGAAAACAACTGTATCACAAAAAACTAGATATAAAGATAGAAATAAATTTTTTAAACAAGCAGAAAAATGGTTAACTACAAATGCTAAAAGATACGCTGATCCTGTTAAATTTGAAAAAGCTTTTACCAGAACTTTTGGTAAAAATAATATTATAACTAAAACAATAAAAGCAAACATTACTGATCCTAGAGCCACAGGACGTATTGGTGGATTTAGTGATGATTTTGTAAAAACCATTATGGCAACAGCTCAAGGCATTGATCCTACTAAAACAAAACCTGCTTTTAATTCTACTCAATTAAAAGAAATGTTTAAAACTGTAATATATAATAATAATCCTAACGTTAGAAAAAGAATTACAACTATATTTGAAAATATATTACCTGAACCAGGATCTACAAGAACACCTGACATAAGAAAAGCATTTGAAAATGATCCTGTTTTAAAAAAATTTGGTTTAAATAAATCTATAAAAGGTCCAATTGCTAGATTAATTGCTAATGAGATTAATGAAGACTTATTAACAAATGTTAAAAATTTTCAAAAACCTTTTTTAGGAACGGACGCTTTACTAAGTTTTTTAAAAGATAGGGTTGACCCTAAATATAAAGAAATGTTTAGAGAAGCTTCTAATGCTGTTAAACAAGCTCAAAAAAATCAATGGCCTCAAGCTAAAAAAACTTTGAATTTGTCACAATCAATTATGTTTGATCATAAAATACCTAAATCAATAATAGATTTAGGATATGCTGATGAGATAGAATATATAAAATTAAACCCTACTTCAGAAAAATTTAATGCAACAATTAAAAGATCTCAGTTTGATCAACCAATGTTAAATTTAATTTCAAAATTTGAAAATTCAAAAACTTTGGATTCAAAAGCTGCGGTTGTAAAAGAGATGAATATTTTAAAGGATAATTTTAGTAAAAAATATGGTGGTTATTTAGATGAAGTTTCAATAATTCCAGATAAAACTGGTAAGCCTATATTTAAAAGCTCCGCTGCTCCTGTTACTAAAAAAACAGACTTTGTCTCATCTTTGAGTGAAAGCATGACTCAAACTGGTGAAATTACTAAAAAACAAAAAGCACAACATATAAAAAAAATGGGTTTTAAATGTAAATTTGCAGCAAGTAAAGGTGGACTTGGTAGATGTGATGATCCAGAAAATTATGTTGAAGATATAAATAAAACAAGAGCAGATCTTAATTCAAATGATGTAACAGTTAGAGCTGCTGCAAATGCAAAACTAAATAAAGGTTTACAAGTTGCAAAAACATTACCAACGATAGGTAAATTTTTAAGACGTGTGGGTCAAGCAACAGTGGGTGGTGTATCAAAAGCTTTACAAGCAACGGGTTTAGGAACTCCTGTTGGTCTTGCAATCGAAGGAATGGTTGAAGGTGGTATTTATGATTATTACCGAGGACAAGGATATACCCATGATCAAGCATATTCAGAAACATTTTTTCCAGGAATTATAACTGGAAGAAAGGAAGGAGTGCCATGGTATGGAGGCTCTGAACAATTATTAGAAAAAGAATTAATTGGTGGTCAACCAAAAGTAGCACAATATGTTAGTGCATTAAAAGATCAAGATCAAGTGTTTGATGCGTTTGCTAGAAAAGAACAAGGACTACAAGCACAGAGAAAAGATATTACAGATATGGCTTCTGCTGATATTCAAGATTTAAACAGATCGGGAACAATAAGTAGAATTAATCAAATAATGAATCCTGAGAGTATGGCATCACAAGCATATCAAACGGCTGTTGAGACGCAAGCAGGTAGACAAGATCAAAGAGCTAGAGATTATAGAGCTGAAAATTACATACAAAAAGAGCCAAGTGAGTTTATGGAAAATGAATTACAAAAAAAGAGAAACAAAGAAATGCTAGAATTGTTTCCACAACCAACAGTAGATACAGTTAGAGATGTTTATCAAGCTGCTGGTTTTGGAGACGCATTAAAATATTTTACTGCAGAGGATTATAAAAATAAAATGAAACAATTTGATGATTATCAAAAACAAGATTATTTTGCTGATAATTTTAGATTAGAAAAAGCAGGTGGAGGTATCGCTAAATTAGCTGGTGTATCATCAGGTGTAGCACCATTAAGAGGCCCTCAACCACAAGGCTTGTCTTATCTAATGAAACGTGGTATTAAAACATAGGAGTATTAAATGGCAGATATAGATAAAGGACTCCCGAACACTCGTACTAAACTAGATATCCCTTCACAAGAGGAGATAGAGGAAGTTAGCGTTCAGGAACCAGTAGAAGAAAAAGGACCAATCGAAGTTGTACCTGAAGAAGATGGTGGAGCAACGATTGACTTTGAACCAGGTGCAATTAACATACCTGGAACAGAAAATCATTTTGATAATTTAGCAGATATTTTACCAGAAGAAGTTACTGAGCCAATCGGAAACGAAATGACTCAAAACTACATGGATTATAAATCTTCTAGAAAAGAATGGGAAGACAGTTACAAAACAGGTTTAGATCTTTTAGGATTTAAATATGAAAACAGAACTGAACCTTTCCAAGGAGCTTCAGGTGCCACGCACCCTGTAATGGCAGAAGCTGTTACACAATTCCAAGCTCAAGCATACAAAGAATTATTACCTGCAGATGGACCTGTAAGAACAGATATTGTTGGAATCAAAACTCCACAAACTGAACAACAGGCAGAGCGTGTAAAAGATTTTATGAATTACCTGATTATGGATCAGATGAAAGAATACGAATCAGAATTTGATTCTATGTTGTTTCATCTTCCGTTAGCTGGTTCTACTTTTAAAAAAGTATACTACGATACAACGATGGGAAGAGCAGTATCGAAGTTTGTACCAGCAGATGAATTAATCGTTCCGTATACGGCTACCTCATTAGACGATGCGGAAGCGGTTATTCACACAATTAAAATTTCTGAAAACGAATTAAGAAAACAACAAGTATCAGGTTTCTATTCTGACATAGATTTAGGACCTCCTGGTACAGATGTTAATGATGAATTAAATAAAAAGGAACGTGAGTTAGAAGGTACAAAGAAAACTGGTAAGAACGAACCAGTATATACTTTGTTAGAGTGTCACGTAAACTTAGACCTGGAAGGTTTTGAAGATCAAGGAACTGATGGACCTACAGGAATAAAATTACCTTACATCGTAACAGTCGAAGAAGGTAGTAGAAAAGTTCTTTCTATCAGAAGGAACTATGCGCCCGATGATCTAAAGAAACGTAAGATCCAATATTTTGTCCACTTCAAATTTCTGCCAGGACTTGGATTTTATGGCTTTGGACTCATTCATATGATTGGCGGATTGAGTCGTACGGCAACGGCGGCTCTCCGTCAATTATTAGACGCTGGTACTTTATCGAACTTACCTGCAGGATTTAAACAAAGAGGTGTAAGAGTTAGAGATGAAGCATCACCAATACAACCAGGTGAATTTAAAGATGTAGATGCACCAGGTGGATCATTAAGAGATGCTTTCTTTCCATTACCGTACAAAGAACCTTCACCAACATTATTAAATTTATTAGGTGTTGTAGTATCAGCTGGTCAAAGATTCGCGGCGATTGCTGACATGCAAGTGGGAGATGGTAATCAACAAGCCGCAGTTGGAACCACAATCGCTCTTCTCGAAAGAGGCTCACGAGTCATGTCGGCAATTCACAAAAGATGTTATGCAGCAATGAAGAATGAATTTAGATTGCTTGCAAATATTGTTTCAAAATATTTACCACCAGAATATCCATACGATGTTGTCGGTGGTGCAAGAAATGTTAAGCAAACAGATTTTGATGACAGAGTAGATATTATACCAGTTGCAGATCCAAATATATTTTCTATGTCTCAAAGAATTACTTTGGCACAAACACAATTACAAATTGCTACATCAAATCCACAAATGCACAACATGTATCAAATATACAGAAACATGTATAATGCGATTGGTGTAAAAAATATTGATGCGGTGTTACCACCACCTGCACCTTCAGCTCCGATGGACCCAAGTATGGAACACATTAGTGCGATGGGTATGAAACCTTTCCAAGCGTTTCCAGGTCAAGAC